TCTGCTCATATAACCTCTCTTTAACTAAATTATAAACTAAAATAAATGTTTTTTTTATTAAACACCAGGTGCTCTGTTGCCTCGGTTAGTAACCTGAGTATTGGCAAATCCAGATGCTCTCTGCAAGTCTCTACTAGGAGTGTTCTTGGTCTCAAGGTCTGCCCAGTCATATCTAATAGAAAGTTCAACATTTACCAACTCGTCTGACTCATAATCCAAGTCACCGAAGTTAACAGACTTAATCCAAGGATTATAGAGAGACCAAGTTTCAATTGGTGCACCGTTTTCGTCAATCATATGGATGAACATACGACCACCTACTGCATCTACTGCTCTCTTCTTGGAGAAAGTTACTACATTGCTCGCAACTCCACGACCCTGTGGGTCATTCAAGAAGTTGTGTGGAGCAACATAACCAGAGTTCTCAATCAACTGAAGCATGGTGTGTGAAGCATCAGGGTCCACTGGGTCAACCAATGTAATACTGACCTCTTCCCACTCCAATCTTCCTGGATAGTAGAACTTGTAGTTAATAAAACTGTGTTCTGACTCTGATACCGAAAAGTTTGGTTTCCCAGTTGTTTTTACAATCCACTGTGGGATACCGTTGAACGATAACAAAAATCTATATTTTCTTTTTGGTTCGATTGCTGCATCTGACCAAAACTTTTGAGTTGTCATATAAAAAATCCTCCTAACACTATTAAGTAGTGTCTAACTTGTTTTAATCTTCGAATGATGCCCCAGTGTTTGTAATAACGAAATCAATTGCGATGAATTCGATTGCTCTTGCTGGTTTCAAGAAGATTTTAGCATACATAATGTTTCTGTCAATCAAATCTGGTGTAGTCGTAGTCTCATCAAGGATGACCTTGAAGTCTGACAAACCGAATCGAGACTTAACAGAGTCAAGGAACGGTTCAACCTGACCACGGAATCTATCCCAAGTAGATTGTACATTTTGGTCAAAAAGAAGTCTAGCAGCAATTCTAGAAATCTCTTTCTTAACATAAATCATCAAACGACGAACATTGATTCTGTCGAGTGCTGATGGTGTAACCTGAAGAGTCTTCTGACCGAACACTACAATACCCTCTGCTGGGAACTGTGCGATTGGGTTGATGTTCGCCTCATAGAGCGAATCCCTTTCCTTCGAAGAAACTCTCTGTGAAACTGCAACTACCGGAAGACCAGCAGCACCATCAGACAATCCACCTCTGGTGAATCCAGCGGGAGCGAACCACAATTCTGACTCTCTCTCAGTGCTGCCGAAAGTACCGAGTGCTGCAACTGAAGGTGGTACCCAAACCTGCGAATCACTGATTTGGTCTACAATCTTAACCCAAGGATAGAAACAACAAGCATAACTTGAATCAAGACCTCTGTTCTCCAAGTTGGTAACAGCAGTTGTTACCTTTGAGTTCTGGATGTTTGTCTTGAAGTCATCTTTATTTTCTGTACTTGGAATATATCCACCATTCTCAATATCGATGATTGCAAGAGCATCCGCTCTTTCTTCGCAAACTCTAATTGCTTGGTTCGTAACTCTTGAGTTTGTAACACCAGGAATTACAAGTGCATTCATCTCAATCTCTTCTGGGTCTGAAACTGAATCAATTGCTCTCTTAAGAGATGCAATCTCATAACTGGTGGTCTCGTCTCCGCCCGACATCTTCGAGTTTCTGAACGGTTCCTTCTCTGTGACATCGAGACCGTCAAACCCGCCAAATACCGGCATAGTGAACTTAGCAAAACCTGACTTAACAAGTTCAGTATAACCACTTTGACCAGCAGTGTGAGAAACACCTGCTCTACGAGCACCGTCCGCATATACCGCTGTTCCAATGTCGGTAGCAGACAAGTCACCCTGTGCAGTACCAAGTTTAATCTTTACAGAACCTGTCTTGTGAACTGCAATCAAGTCGTCAAGAGTAAACCTAAAAGAAACCTCTGACAAGTTTGCTACTGCATTTGCATCTTCATCTGCAACATAAGTGTTGCCAAGACGACGAACAACATCAATATATGATGGGTCGAATCTAGTGTCTGTTGGTGTTCTGTAGGTAGAAACACCAAAGAAAGAATCTTTTGCATTTGAAAGACCTTCTGCTGATGCTGTCAAGCGAAGCGGAAGTGTTGGATAAATCATAGAAGCAGTCGCCGCTACTGGTAAACCGAAGATACCATGTCGACCAACTGAAGTCGAGGTTCCGAGAGGAATGTACGATTTAGCTGAACCGGTAAAGTCTGTAACAACATCTGTTACATCCTGCATTTCTGCTGCTGCATATCCGTTCTCAGATGCTACCGAAGCAGCAGTTGTGAATCCACTGGATAAGTATCGGATTGGACCTTCAAAACCAAATGGCAAGTACTGTGCATCTGTTACACCAGCATCGACATCTTGGTCCATCTTGACTCGGAAGAACTTAGATTGATTTGGATAGTTTCCATAAATTCTGTATCTCTTATCTGCTTCATCCCACTCACGATATTGGTCACCAATCTTGGCAGCAATATAGTTCTTAGAATTAGGGTTCAAGTTACATCCAGAGAATCTTTCAAGTACTACTGGACGAGCATCGTTATCTCGTACATCTCGGATAAGAACAGAGAAAGTACCGTATGGGTTTCTATCTGTTCCTGCCTTCATATCAGTAATTGAAATCTTGAGGTCCTTAGCATGAGAACCACCATCTGCAATACCAACAAACCTAAATAGTTTCTGCATATCTGATGCTTGGAAACCGCTGTGACTAGTGTTTACATCCTGAGAGAAAACCCAACCAGTTACGGAATCTCTTGCTGGTTCTCTTCTATCGTGAAGAGGAACAGTTTCCTTAAGCAACGGAACAACGACCGCCGAAAGTGAAGCATTTGCACTCAAGGCACCCTTGTGAAGTGTTGTTGCTGCACCGTCTTCTGTTGCAAGACCGTGGTGGTCACGAACAAAACGGTCAAATGTCTCACCTAACCAGTACTTTTTAAGACCTGCGGTTTGAGTGATGTCGCTGTTAGTAAGTGTTGGATTCGTGTTGAATACCTTTCTGATGTATTTATCCGAATCTCTGTCAAAGTTAAAAGTAACCTTAGTTGCTGTGGCAGTACCTTTGTCATAAATGTTTGCAACAAATTCCATCTTTGTAGCATCTGTTGTTTTGACCAAAGCATGTGAACCAGTAACACCGTTTGCAACTCTATTCTTTGGGATTACTGATTCTTGTGAAGCACCCAACTGACTTCCTGCACCTGAAAGGGCAATTGCACCCTGCTGAAAGTACCAAACTGCTGCCAGTGTACCAGTCAAAGAAGTTGTTCCGACTGCTGCATTAGTGTTGAAAGCACCGCCTGCTCTCCAAGCATCTCTTCTGTCAACACCACCGGTGGAGAAAAGATATAAACCGTAAGCAGAAGACTTGGTGTTGTCTGTAGGGTCTGAACCATCATTGTCTGAACCGTCAAGAGTCCAACCTGCTTCGCCACCAGTTGCTGCTTGGGGGTCTTCAACACCCAAAAGGCGAACAACATTAACTGGACCGCTGTTTCTCAAGAATGCCTGTGCTGCATATGCTGCATAAGTTGGAGCGGTGTGATTACCATCTCTCCATACATCTCCACCCTTGCCACCTGGCATTGGGTTACCGAAAACATCAATGAATTGTGCCATAGATTCTACTGTTAGTGGAATCAGACCTGGACCTTTTTCTAAACGACCAATGATTGTTGGTCCTACTGCATTAGGTGCTTTTGGTAATTGAGAGTTATCAATCTCATTAAGAAATACACCCGGTGATACAAATTTAAACTTCTTTACAGACATACTGGAAATCTCCTTGTTAACTAAAGTTAAGAATAATAGTATTTTACTCTCTATTAAATAGTATTTTCAATCTCCAAAAGTTTAGAAAAGAAATAAGAAAAGGGATGGGGGGACTATGCCCCCCATTCTAGGTAGGATTATTAGAACTGGTGAGAACCGGAGAGGTATTGAACAACCAAAACATCGTCACTATCCATTGCAAGTGACTCTGCCAAGAATATCTCGGTTCCTGCTTGTACGACAGCACCAGATACTACAATCTCAACTTCGCCGCCCTGTCTAGTTTCAGTACCAAAAGTATTGGTATACCCATTTCCAAGTTTACCACTGTTAGAAGGGGAGAAAAGTTGACTTGATAGTGTGCTGTTGAACGACCCGTTTGTCGATGTCTTATAAACATCGCCGCTACCGATAAAGACATCACCCGTCATCGTTCCAGCATTGTAAGTAACCTCAATTGATGCTGTACCATTGATGCTTGAGGTCTGGTTATAACTAACGGTTGCAAGACCCGCATTTGTGTTCAACTCAGTGTTCATCGCATTATAGAGATTTGTAACAACATCTCTCCAGTCTGTAACACTCACGACTGCTTCAACTGGAATATCGTGCCTTCTGCTGGCAGCAAATGTATTGCTTGGGAAAGCAAATTCCATGTTTATGCTTGCACTGATTGGAATTGGTGATGTACCGTTATTATCCAAGTAGAAAAGATAATACTCACCTTCGTTACTACCAGTACTCTTGACTGCCACAAGGTGGGGAATGTATGTTTCCATCGGTCCATAAACCTTTGCACTAAATTCGCCATCCGTGTTCGGTCCAGTCGAACCAGAGTAGAATACAAACCTGTAAGTACCAGTCTGAAGACCACCACCGCCGTTGTAATCAATGGTATAGTCACCCTGCTGTGGATTACCCTGTGCTCCATTGTCCTTTGTAAGGAGTAGACCATTAAAGTAAACCTGCTCAGAACCAGACACCATCCTAGTCTCACTTAGTGAACAAGTCGTGTATAATGAACCAGAACCCTGAGTTGGTTGACTTCTATTGATAAGTGCCTTAGAAGACCTTGAGAAGATTCTTCTCTTCCAACCAACACTCAACTGTCCATTGTTGAAAACAATACCACCGTGGGCATCACTGTCGTTCTGAACAATATCGTTGTTGAGGTTTGTCTTCTTCACAACATCCGCAGTCTGGATACTGCCAACACTTAGTGTGTCGAGTTGGTCTTGACCGTTTGCTGTTGCACCTAACTCCCAAGCATAGATAGTTGAACCAGAGATATTATCAGTTGTCAACTTTCTGAGGGATGCTGTTGCAGAACCAGAGATAGACCCTGAGGTAAATGAACCAGCACCTGCACCCACACCTACTGCACCAGAGACATCCAAGTCATTAACAGTTACGATATCAGCATCAAACAAGTGTGCTTGAGCAGTAGAACTGGAAATGCTGAAATAGGTAAGGGTCGTACCATCAACATCATTGATGTTAACTGTTACATTCGACCTGTCAACCTGTAGTCTGTGTGCATTCAACTCAGAACCAGTTAGTGTGTTGTAGGTCATAGTGGAACCTGACACACCTGCTATCTCTGCAAGGTCAACATTGAGGAAGTGCAGGTTCGCAGTAGAACTAGACACTACATGTGCCGTGACACTAGAACCACTAAAGATGGAGTCCTGATTGCCCATACTCTGGTTGATTGTTAGGTCATGGAACACACCGATTGATGCCGAAAGTGAACCAGTTACACCGAATCTCTGTCCACCTTCGCTAATCGAACCACTCAACGATGCACCCTGTGTTGCACCAATCTTGAACAACAAGTCTGCACCTGCTCCGGAACCAGCATCACCAAGAACAACACTCGCAATTCCTGCTGAACCGCTCCCTGCTGTACCACCAATCTGGAGACCTGCACCTTCTTGAGCAGCACCCGCAGACTGACTTACCGCTGGGATAAGTTGCTTTGGAGTAACTTCGACATGCTCAGTAGTATCGTCAGAAGAGTTAATGCTTCCTGCATTTACATGATTGGCACTAACAATCTGGAATTCACCGATTACAGCATCAACATGATAAGCATCAACATTGTGCATTCGTGCAAGACCAGAAGATGTCAAGTTAGTAGTAATAACTTTTTTGATGGTACTCTCATCAATATCCATCTTGTGAATGTCAACTTGAGAACCAGACAATACTGTCGACCTAAGTTGGTCAATTGCTGCATAGTCCGATGAACCAATGTTGTGAATCTTTGTTGGTTCCTCAAAAGAAGCAAGAGTATAAGGAGAAGAAACCGACCCTTGTGCTCTCACAACCGTAAATGAAAGACCATTACCCGCAACAGTGTCAACGACCGCAGTATAAGTTCCTCCAGTACCGTCTAGTCTGAAGTAGTCTCCTGTGCTTGCTGTGATAGCGGTAGAAACATTGATTGTTCCGTTGCCAGACACTGAAGCATCACTTACTTCAACTCCACTATCGATAGGCGAAGATGCTGAAACTACAATTGAAAGTAGTCTGAGACCCTTCTCTTCTGCACTGCCTGTGAGGAAGTCAGCATCAATCTTGTGGAAGTTTGCAGTACCAGAACCGGTAATTGCATATGCTGCTGCATCCCTCACTGAAGTGAGTGTTACACCACCGATTGTTGCTTCGTCGACATCGATGTTGTGCAAATAAGCAGTTGTCGATGAAGAGATAAAAGTTGCTGCGGTGCTAGAGTTGCTTCTCTGCAACTTAACAATGTTCGCATGGTCAGATTGCAAGATATGAGTATATGTGGTACCAGAACCTGAAATGTTTCGTCCGTACACATAATCATAAGAAGCAGTGCTTGAACCTAGACCAAACCAAGTTCTAACCTCATTTACAACATCTGAACCAAGTTGGACCGAAGAGACGGTCACACCGTTTGAACCTGCTTCAACTCTGTCCGTTGGTGACTGACCAATACCATCGCCACCCGCAAGAGGCATTGTGATACCGGACATTGTAGATGGGTCGGCACTCTGATTGTTGAGTGAACCAACATAGTAATTAGCATCCAAACTCCTGAGTCCGTCACGAGCGGCACCGACCTGAATACCGCCTCCGATTGAACTGTAGGCGATTTCAATTGATGCCGTACCATTAACACTCGATGTCTGGTTATAAGAAACGGTCGCAACATTTGCTCCACCCGAACCAAGTGCTCCGTTCATAGCATTGTAGAAATTGGTAACAACATCTCTCCAGTCCGTAATGCCTGATATCGCTTCTACTCTAATCTCAAAAACATTATCCGAAGGAAACATGTTAATGTCATTAGCAGAAGGTTTGTTCGTGCTAGTGCCGTCAGACAAGAAGAATAAATAATCCTCACTACCTGTTGATGCGACTTGCAGATATTGTGCATTATACTGTGCTGCCGGACCATAAGTTGAGACCGTACTTGTACCACCGGTTGAACCAGAAGTAAAAGTAAAAGTATAAATTCCTGTCTGTGCGGGAACTTCCGGTTTGATTGCAGGAATAAGACCTACCGAAGTAATATCCAAACTTGCAGACTGATTACCCTGAAGTGCAAAAGAGTTACTTACATGCAAGAATGTAGCACTCTTACCAAATACTGTTAAGTCACCAGTATCCGATGCAAATAGTTCACCAGTAGAACCAGAAATACCTGTGTAGGCAAGTACAATCTTACCTGCATCAGATGCCGTAAGGTGTACACCGTCTGTTCTAATCTTTGAGATACCATCAAACCCAGTTCCGTTATTATACTGAACTGTTAATTCGTCGCCTCTCGCAGCATTTGAAAGCGAGAGTGCTGTCTTTAATTGACTAAAACTAAATCCTCTTGTCTCTTCGCTGGTTGCATCACCAGCAATGAGGAAGTCGTCATCAAGGAAATCGACATGTCCGTTCGAACCCTGATTGACATCTAAGTGTGTTACCTGTACAGAACCAGACTGTATGTCTGACCTTGTAACTGCACTTGAACCTAACTTAACTGTTGTTATTGTACCATCACCGATAAGTTTGGTACCTATTTTTGTTATTGCCACTGCTGAAATTCCTCCTATTGCAATATATTCGCTAAAAGTACTGGAAGTAACATGAACCTGACCTCCGCTAAAACTATAATAACTATTATCTACCTCTGCCCAAGCACTAGAAGCATTTGCTCTTCTGTAAACTTTTACATTAGATGTGCTGCCAGTAACATTCCAAGAAAGGATTGCCGGACTAGAGAAGACTTGACCGTGAGGTTCGAAACTAACAATGTCGGACACTGCCCTTGAACCCTTCGGAACACTTGGAAGCAACTTGATATCAGATACTGCCGTTGCCTTGTCTGAACTAGAGTTTATCTTTAGGATAATCCCTGTATCACCAGCAAGAGCACCTGCTGGAATATTGACCTGAACATCTGGGTCCGTGGTAGCATTGCCTGCTTTTGCAAGACCACCTGATGCACCGATTGATGATGTCGTTGTTGTAGATAGACTAGTATCTACTGCCGTACTCAATGCAACATAGTGCACATTAAAAGCAGCATCTGTGTAGTTACTATTGTTCGCAACGAGGGCAGTGCCATTTGAACTTATGAAAGTGGGTGCATCGGCGGTATATTTGCTGTTACCCACAGCAGCAAGTCGAACTTGACCATCGATTTTAGTCACCTTCCACCCAGCAGAACCCGATTCTAATGCTATTAGTTCTGCTTCAGCATCATTAACAATGCCACTATTATTCTTAGAAAGCATATATGCTCTTGAGTCTGTATTTCTCTCTCCCGCTACATAGTGACCATAAAAGGTTCTTGTGCTTGAGGTAATCTCTGTTCTTCCCGTGTTATCAGCAGGTAAATAAGTTCCGCCACCTGGCGAATTGTAGACAAACAATGACGAAGACAAATCTGTTTGAGTAGAGGTAAAACTTCTGTCTTTATCTGTACCTACAATGAAATTACCACTAGAAGTTTGATAATAGATTGCTGCTCCAAGTTGGTCTCCCGGTTCACCACTAAGTTGCTCCACTTGAGTAAAAGAAGTGTCCGCAGCATTGTCTGCTTGAAAAACCAGCAACTCACCGTGACTGCTGTTATCAACCGGTCCACCTTCTGGTATACCAATCATTATTGTTTCATTATCTATCCATGCCCAACTCTGAATTCTGTTTGCAACATTGACACTTGTGCCTCGTTCCCACTCAAGTGCACCAGTGGTATGTACCCTGAAATAAGTACTATTCGTTCCTGCATTTATAAAACGATTACCGTTTGGACTAAATATTATGGAACCCCAATTCCCTTCTGCCCCAGACCAACACTTAACTGGTGTGGACCATCCAGAAGCACCTGATGTATAAGAATAAAGACCAGAGGTATAATTTGCAATAATTTCAGAATCACTTCTCCACTGGAAGATATCTATCTTATCGGTAAAACCGCTGTCTATGTACTCTGTTCTTGTCCAACCACTCAAACTAGATGAAGTAAAAATATCCAACCCATAATCATCGGTACCTGAACCATTTATTCTCTGAGACGGTACTGCTAATTTCGTACCATCTGGACTGAAATGACCACCTGCGGATTTCGACCCGGTGGTGTTCGTAACTAACTGTAAATAATTTGTTCCCGCTGCGACAGAGGAACTGACTTCATATGCCATGTTTTATCTCTCTCCTTTGTTATAATAAATACAACAACGAAACAAAAACAGGGGGGTATAAACCCCCCCATACCAAACTGTCTTACGAGATTGTTCCAGAGAGATACTGAACAACAAGAATGTCGTCAGAGTCCATGCTGAGAGTCTCGTGCAACTCAATCACAACTGGACCATTTGAGGAATTGTAGTCGATAGTATAGTCACCGTCGACTGGAGGTCTCTGTGCCGCTGGTGCTGAAATGAGGAGAACACCGTTCAGGTATACCATCTCAGAACCAGATAGGATAATCGTTGGATTACCTGCTGCATCAGTTGCGAGTGATGCGGTTGTGTAAAGTGAACCAGAACCCGCTGAAAGCGAGAGTGAGTTCGCAACACTTGTATCTCTTGAGAACACCTGTCTGTGAGTACCAATACTCAAGACACCGTTCGCAAAGTTGAGACCACCGTTTCCATTGTCCACATCAAGAACGATATCTCTGTTGAGATTTGCTGCCTTAACAACATCGTTAGTCTCGATAGAAGCAACATTCAACTTATCGATAGTCACTTCGTGTGCCTGAATAGTAGAACTCGACAAGTGGTCAGTTACTACCTTGTGAAGTGTAGAAGTTCCAGAACCAGAAATAGTCGTTACATCCAAGTCTCCGACTGTTGCCTTGTCCGCATCTACAACCCTAACAGTGAATGATGAACCAGAGACCAAGTTGTAAGTCGCTGAAGAACCTGAAAGGTCATCGATTCTACCCTTATTAATGTCAGCAGAGTGGAAAGTCAAGTTCGAACCTGAAACCAAGTTGTAGGTTGCATTTGAACCTGAAATACTACCAAGTTCCGCTTGGTCTGCATTCACAAAGTGAGCAGTCAAACTAGAACCAGATACTGTATGGAAAGTACCACTAGAACCTGAGAATGACAATGCACTCAAAGTTCTATTGACATCAATCTCTTGGAAGATACCGACAGATGCTGAAAGAGTTCCTGATACACCGAAAAGAACCGCATCATCTTTTCTACCACCAGTTGTTGAAAGTGAGAGACCCTGAGTCGAACCAATCTTGAAAAGAAGGTCGGCACCTGCTCCACCACCTGCATCACCAACGACAACACTTGCGATTCCGTCAGAACCAGAACCAGCAGTACCACCGATTTGAAGACCAGCACCCTCTACTGCTGCACCAGCAGATTGAGATACCGCAGCAATAATCTGCTTTGAAACAATCTCAAAGTGCTCAGAAGTCGTAACGGTTGACTTGTAAGTTCTAGCATTGAGAACATCAACAGTTAGTGTATCAAATTCACCGATTGTACCAGAGACATCGCTTGCCAAAACATTGTGCAATTGTGCCAATCCAGATGAGGTGATGTTTGTCGTAATAACATTGTTGAAAGTTGCTTCGTCTGAGTTAACTTTATAGAAAGTTGAAGTTCCAGAACCAGTTATTACATTTGAAACTACTCTGTCGATTGTACCGACATCAACATCCAACTTGTGGAATATGGAAGTACCAGAACCAGACACAACGAGTGCTTCCACTCTATCAATCGTACCAAGGTCAGTGTTCAACTTGTGAATCTGTGCCGTAGCAGAAGATGAAAGGTTGGTTGCCTTGATAACATTAAAAGTTGCATCATCAACATCAATCTTGTGAAGTTGAGATGTACCAGAACCTGAAATGTTAGTTACTGCAAGAATGTTGATGTCTGCCTGGTCAACATCCAAAATATGGAAAGTACCTGACAAAGATGCACTCAAGTTTTGAGCATAAATATTGTCAAAGAGTCTTCCTGGTGCACCCAAGTCTAGAACAGAACTTGTGATTGGTTGAAGTGCATCACCAATAAGTTCTAGAACATTGTTATCACCAATCTTGAATTTAATTCTCGTATCTGCATTTACAGTAAGGTCAGTCTTTGAACTAGCGAACATCTCAGCAGTTGAACCTGAAATGCCTGTGTATGCGAATACAATCTTACCACCGTCAGAAGCGGTCAAGTGCACACCGTCAGTTCTAATCTTAGAGATAGCATCCATACCCTGTGAACCACCAGTTCCGTGGAACTGAATGTGACCTGGGTCACCAACTGCTGCATTTGATGCTGATACTGCTGCCTTAAGTGCTCCGAAAGTGACAGTTCTCATACCGCCGTTAAGACCCTTTGAAGCGGAAACGATAAGGAGGTCTGAATCCTCAAGGGAACCAATATCATTTCTTGCCTGAAAAAGGTCAAGGTGACCAACCTGAACAGAACCAGAAGCGATTTTGTCTCTGGTTATTACAGAAGATGCAATTTTCGCTGTGGTAATCGCACTATCTGCTAATAGTTTTGTACCAATTTTTGTTTTTGCCATTTTATTAAATGCTCCTTGTATATTTTATTTTTGAACTAAAACAAAACTTCAAGAAAACAGACCGGTTATGAGAAAAGAACTTTTTTAAGATTTCTAACATTATTATCAAACTTACAAAACTCGGAGTTCAAAAACTCCAACGAAAGTGCTTGGCACTCATCTAACCTATCATCAAACTCAAAATGAAACTTGCCTGTATCTAATCTTCTGCACCTTATAAGATTTATGCCCTTCAATTGAAGGTAAGCAGCAATCCCGATGTCAGATGTTACAAAATTCATATATTATATTTCCTCTTTTATAAATAGTGTCACTGCTTCACAAAAACAATGTTTCCTGACCCGTCGCTATTTATTTCCATAGAGTACTCTGCATTTGGGTCCAAACCATACTTTTCTCTTAAGATATCGACAATATTTTCATTGTCCTGTCTTGCGACTTCTATATCTTCTAGAAGAAGGTTTTTTCTAACTTCGTGGTCCCTCATGTAGGTACCGTATTCTGTTATTTTTTTGTTCATCAATTCTCTAAGACGAAAGAAGTGCTTCGTATCTTCTTCGCTGATTTCTACATACGAGTCATCAAACTCTTCTTCCTCTTCTTCGTCCCATTCTTCTTCAAGTTCTTCTGGGTCGATTCCCGCTTTGAGGGTTTCTGCTGCAAGCAGTGCTTTATTGGCAAGTTCTGGATTTTCCTCTTTTAGTTCATCCAGCATATTTAAAAGTTTGTTTAAAACTGACATTCTTCATCCTCCTTAACAAAACTAAACTTTTCTATAAATAGTAACTTTTATGGTCTTAAAAAGGTTATTCTAACATTTTCATCTGCATCTGGTGCTTCTGTAAACTCTATTGTCGTATTGTTCGTGACAGTGTAGTCGTAACTGGCACCTGGTGTCATCAATACACCATCTCTGAAAACCATCTGACTTCCCAACAAGAAACCTCCTGTTACTGTGAAAGTCGTTAACACTCCATTCGGAGTCTCGTTGAACTCTCCATTCGGAACATACCTTTCTATACTCGCATAAGTCATTAACAGGTTTTCACCAGTTTGAGGTATAGCACCTGAATGAAACAAGATTGTGCTAGTATCTACTACTGTATAGTCGTTCCCAGAACCAGAGGTCATCATTAGACCTGAACGAAAAACCATCTGACTTCCAATCTCGAAAGTTCCATTAATTGTGAAAGTATCATTAACACCATCTGGAGTCTCATTGAATGTTACATTTGCATTATAACTTGTAAGAAGAACACTACCAGATTGTAACCCATCGAACGATATCGTGACTTCGCCCTTTGAACCGGTCGCTGTAGTTACACCATTTCCGCCTCTAATGTATTCTGTACCATCATGAAGTTTCGTCAATGAACCCGTTAGTCTCGGTGCAGTAATCCTACCAAATGTTCCGTTTGAACCAGAAATAGTATTGTATGTTAGGAACGAACCTGAGATTGTGTCTGCTGTACCAATTGTTGCTTGAGAGGAGATTATAACTGACCCGTCAGAACTGGTAACTAAGGTTACATTTGTTCCTGCTCTAAGGTAGTCGTTACCATCCGTCAATTTGAGCAGGGAACCCGTAATTCCCCCATAGAAGTTTGCTGTATCTTCAACAGTCAAATCACCGACCGCAATGTCATCAGCATCAATAGTAAAAAAGTCTCCGGCGGCACCAGAAATAGTGTTGTAGGTAGCGAAGGACCCGGATATGTTGTCTACATCAACTACACCGCCGCCGCCGGAGGAACTTATCGTTATGGAACCGTTTGACCCCGTTGAAAGAGTTATATTGCTCCCAGCGATAAGATAATCAGAACCATCTGAAAGTTTTAATAAAGAACCTGAAAAGGTTGTTGCTGTTACTTGATTGGCATCTACTCTGTCTGCATCTACTAGGTTAACTGTTGCTGTCGAACCCGACAATCTGTGATATGTTGCAAGAGAACCTGAAATAGTGTCTAGTCCACCACCTGCTGCTGCTTCTGTTATTGCAGTATCAGCAAACTTGCCAGTATAAATAAAACCTCTAGCATATGTTGGGACAGCAGTAGATT